GGCAGTGAATGTACCTGCACCTGAACCACCACCTGTGTTGGAAGCTTCAGTTACAAGCTGTTTTGCTTGATTTTCAAGAATAACTGACATATTGTTTCTTTCAGTTTCTCCTTGAATATTTTCAAGAAGACCAGTACGGTCCCATTTATTGGCTAATTTTGTAGCATCACTTTGTTGTGATTTATACGGATTAGCACTTTCTAATAAAGATTGTAATTGTGACATTTTTTTTCTTTGTTTTAAAAAGGTTAAAATTATATTATTTGATTCCTGCTAATGTTTGGAATCTGTTTACCATAGCGTTTGTTTCAACGATTGGTTGTTTAGTTGTTTTAGTATTAGCTATAGTTTTGGAAGCGCTTCCCATCATACTTTCCTTTACAGGAGATCTTCTTTTTGGGGCTTTAGTTTTCACTTGAAGTGATTCGTAAACTAATTTTGCTTCTTTAACTGTTTCTGCTTTATCAAAAACATCTAATACTTTAAGCTTTTCGCTTTCTGTTAATGATTTTTCTTTGAAGATTTTGTTTGTATAAAGTAATTTTGAATTGAATACGTTTACTTCATTAAGATCACTTTTCAAAGCTTTGATAGTATCTAAAGCTTCTTCTAATTCACCTTCTAATTCAGTTTCTCTAAGACTTGGTGTTGGGGCAACTTCCATTACTTCAACTTCTTCTTCGTCTTCTACTTCAATTTCTTCTTCAGCTTCTACTTCATCATCTTCAACTTCGATGTCGGCTTCAATATCACCATCTTCAACCATGTCCATGATAACCTCTTCAATAAATTTTGTTAGGTCTTCTTCGGTCATGTCTTCGATTTCGAAATCTTCGTCGTCGGTTTCTTCTTCAGCTTCTTCTTCAGCTTCTTCTTCGGTTTCATCCTCAGTTTCTTCTTCAGCTTCTACTTCAATTTCTTCCTCTTCCTCAGCTTCGTTGATGGTATCTTCTTTAAGATCCTCTTCTAGTTCTTCTAAGATGTCGTCTAAACTTACTTCTTCTTCCATTGTTTCTTCAGTTACTTCTTCTGAAACTTCACTTTCTTCTACTATGTCTGAATTTTCTGGTTCTGACTCAGTAATTTCCTCTTCTTCTATTTCTTCCATCTCTCTAATTTTTTGAGATAGAATGTCTTTTAGGTGAGGTGTGAAAGATTCTTCAAGAGCAGCCTTAGCATTTGCAATGGCAGTTTCTTTAACAGCTTTAGCGTCAGCGATAGCTTCTTCTAATAGTTCTCTGTTCATGTTTCCTAAATGTTTTTGTGTAGGGAAAATACGTTTATTTGAAACGTAATAGATTTAATTATTCATGTGATGTCATATAAGGGATGACATATTGTACTATAATACATACATGGGAAAGTAGGAAGAATAAAGAAGCCCTCAAAAAAGAGGGCTTCAATACAATCGGGGGTGGGGTAAAATTATATTATAATGAACACTTACCGGCTTTAGCACATAAAATTTCTGATATAGTTGTGTTTAAACTTAAATAGGGGTTCACTGGGATTTTAATACTTTCATTGAGGCCTTCACGTAGATTCATCCATGAGTAGGGGTTAGAGGGTGTTGAAACAAAATCCCAACATTGTAATTCAAAATCATCCTGTACTTCCATTCTTTCTCCTACTTGCTGTAGTGTACCTAAACCTCGTGAAGAAACTCCTACTAACACATTATTTTCAATTAATGTTTTTAAGATATTTCCTGATGGGGTAGGGAGAATTTCAATTAAACCCATTATATTCTTATTATCCCACCATGTTTTACGTATGATATGGGATACATTTTTTAAGTTTATAATTTGGTCATCTGGATGGTCTAATTCGCCTGTACTTCTATTTTCATCTATTAATGTTTGGTAATTATTTATTTCTCTTTCCCATATATCTTTAGGGTAGAATCTTCCATTACCATTTTCAATCTCAACAGTTGCGAGAATACCTTCAACTAAAGGATTTCCTTTGGATGATGTTTTACCTTCTACTATTTGAGATTTGAAGGGTTGAAATGTTTGGGTTTCAATAAGTACTTGCTTCATATTTCTATTGATTTAAAATTGAGATGATTGTCTACCACCTGCGGGTTTAATTAAGTCATCTGCTGATGCTTGTAATTGAGCGGGTGTATTATATACTCTACCACCTATTTCTTCTTTACCTGTTTCAACATCAATTACTTTATATTTAGCTCTATCAGACATTACTTTCTCTAATTCAAATTTATAATCACCATATCTTGAATCGACTACTTCCGGCCAATCATTTTTTGTTTCTTCAATTTGGTTTTCATCTATTGTTTCTTTAGCTTCATATGCTTTACCACATAATTTTTCATATGTTTTTTGAAATCCAGCTTTTTTCTTTTCTAATAGCTTAATTTCTTTTTGCATTGCTTTGATTTTCTTTTTATCAACGATATTAGCTAAATCTTCATCTTCAGTAACCATAGATATTCTTTGTGATTTGCTTTCAATTATTTCATCTAAAGCATCTATTTTTACTTCTAAAGCTGCTATGGTTGAGTTTTTATCGATTTCTGATAGTTTTTTATCAATTGATTCTTTTTTAGCTTCCTTTAATGATTCTGAAATGTGACTAAAAGAAATAGTCTTTCCATCTATGACTGCAAAATCCTCATCTCGTGTAGATTTAAAATCAGTTATCTTACCAGATTCCATTTTATCTGAAGTTCCAGGTACAATGTACTTAACGGTTTGTCCTTTTTTGAATTTAGCTTCATTTAAGGATTCATCAAAAATATCTTTATGTTTACGATAAAAGTCTTGAGTTTTCATTGGAAGGGTATACATACCTCTCTTCTCTTTTTGTGCAGCTTTAATTTGGTTTACCATTCTTTGTTCATAAGAGCTCCACTTTTTATCTCCATTTAATGATTCTTCTAATTCACCATCCATCATCCTCATTATTTTTTCAAAAGTTTTTTGATCATTTGGGGTTAGCCTTTCAAATCTTTTTTTTTCTTCTGTTGATAAATTATTTTTTATTTTTTGGAGATTATCTATATCATCATTCCATGATTGATTATCAGAATATAATTTATCTAAATTTTCTGGATTGGTGCTTTCATCTAATTTTACCTTTTCCATTTGGTCGGATTTTGAAGCTTTTAAACCTGGGGCTTCATCTGTGTATCCTACTCCTTTTATACCAAATTGACCATCTTTAACATAGTAAAGTGAATCTTTTCTTATATTTTTAGCTACAATTCTTTTAATATCTAATACTGATTTGTCTTCGTTTTTTGGATCAGACATTTCTACATAAATTCCAAGTTCAAATTCTTCACCATAAATATCATCAAAGTCATCTTTACCATCTGATTGGTAATTTTTATCTTCTAAGTCTAATACTTCTTTTGGTGTTTTCTTTTCAATAGCTTTTGCTTCCTTAAGGGATTCATCTACTACTGTATCTAATTGGAAAGATTTTCTCTCACCATCTATTTTTCCATAAGCTACTCCTTCAGTAGATGAGTAAGAATCAAAAATTACATCGAATTCTTTCCCATTTTTTAATTTGGTGTGTAGTTTATCCCCTTTTTTATATTGGTTTTCATTAATACTCAAAGCTGCTTCTTTGAATAATTTGAAAAAATCAGGACTCTTAGCTACTTCTACTTTTGGATCAGTTATAATATGATGTTTCTTTAAACTGTTGATTGTTTCACTTAAAGCAGCAGCATTACGAACAACATTTGGGAATTGCCTTTTGGCATCATTCATAAATACTCCCTCATGTCCTTTTCCTTCTTTGATAAGGTTGTATTGTTCTTGTAGGGTTTTCCTTTTCATGGTTATTTTAATTTATTTTTGTAATAATGATTTTATGTCTTTTATATAGTCTAAGATTAGATCTGTTGGTTTGACAACATCCCATGATGATGGACTATCATTATAATAATCAACTGTTTCACTTTTAGCATTAGAAAGCATTTGGTAGATTTGATTTAATTCATTTTCTATTTCATCAAAAGCTTCTATACGTTGAGCGTGGAAATTATCTAATGAATCTCCTCTGTCAGTGTCTGTTTCAAATATTTGGTTTACTTCTAATCCTGATCCTTTTATCTTGTCAGGTACTAGTTTATATTTAAATGCTTTAATATTTGGTTTTTGACCTTTTTTTCTAAAGGCATAAGGTGTTGCATATTGCATTCCAGTACCCCCTGTAAATGAAGCTGCTCCTTCTCCCCCACCAGTTGTAGACATTTCTTCAACTTGATATTTTTTATAAAATTCTGGGTAGTTATTGCGTATGTGGGTTCTGTATTTATTAAATAATTCTTTAACCTCCATTTGAATCTCATCCACTTCTTTATCGTCTGTTTTATTACTTAAGGATGTTAGGTAACTATTTAATTCTTGAAATTCCTTAAATACTGAATCAAAAGCAGGTACATACTCTATATCCCACTCTACTGTTCTAGTAGTTGGATCATAGTCGGTAATGGTAGATTCAACCCCATCTTGGGTTTTCTTTTCCCCTTTGGGAAATTTATCTTCTTCCTTTATTTTGTAGCTATATCCCATTATTGAGGGTTTTAAGATTTTCCAATAAACCATGATATTGAAGTAAATCAGTTAGATGTGTGGTTTTTACTTTATCTTTTTTATTTACTTCTACAATATATTTTAATACTTCTTCTAATTTAATTTGAGTAACCTTATCAGTTGTTTTTGCTATCTCTTCTATTAAAGCTTCTCTTAAAATTAATACCTCTTCATTATAAAATTTCTTTAAATTTGAAGTATTATCTGAAGATGTAAGGAATTCCTTTAGAATTGATTTTTGTTTTGGGTTAAGGTTTGAGTATTTTTCATTGAATCTTTCCAACAATATTCTGTATGTAAGTGTTCTTGTATCTTGGTCGTATTCTTTATACTCATTAAGTAAGTCTTCATTTCTATTTGAAGATGTTGGTTCTTTAACTATTATTATACTTTCAATTAGATTTAATTTACTACTTATTAATTGATCTGAGTCAACTGGGGATAGGGAGTTATACCCTTCCATTAGAGTAAATATTGATGCTAATTGTTTGTAATTACTTATTTTGGAGTTTAGGAAGAAATTTAAATCATAATGTGATTTTATTTCTTTGATTAAATTATATTTTTCACTTTTTATATTTCTTCTATTTAATTTTTTAGAAGATTCTAAAACAGTGTCTATTATAACAGTGGCATTTCCTTCACTTGTAGTTTTTGCCTTGATAATAGATTCATACAATTTATATTCTTTTCCTAATTCAGTTTTAACGAAATACTTTTTTAGAAGATCAACTGCTGGTGAGTTATCACCACGCATGGTATCAACAGTAATGGCTCGAACTAATAATTCGAATAGTATTCCCGTATTTTTATATTTACTATGAGATATTTTATTCATAATATAGAGATAATAGTGTGTTTTTTATAAATATGTTAAAATTCCTCATCATTGAGATTTGACTCATCAAGTAGTGGAGAAGAATTTTGTTCAAATATTATATGTTTTTTATTAGGTAAATCTTTCAAGAGTCCTTCATGCTTATTATAGTGGGATTTACTTTCAAGATTCACTGAAGGCTTACTAGGTGTTAAGTCTCCTTTTCTACCTTCTTTACCTAATCTGTCTTTACCAAAAGGATTATCCTGTGTGTTAGTGTTGGAAGCTTTTTCCTTAGGTCTACCCAATAGTACTTTTTCATCTTCATCATATCCTGGTGGTACGTCTTCTGAGTTGTCTTGATATCTTCCTTTACCATAGAGGGAAGCTAAATCATGAGGTGTACCATATGATTGACCTGTTTGTTGAGGATCATTTCCTTCACTTTCAATTTGTTTTAATCTAAATTCACGTTTGGCATCTTCAGCTATTAAGTCTCTATACTCATCATAGTTTTCTTCACTCAATTGGAATATAGTATTGTAAATCCAATCAGTAGGAAGTAATTTACTATCTTTTAATGAATTAGCTAAATCTACTTTTTCTTTTAGTAAGTTGATTTTTTCTTGCTCATATATTATAGAAGGAGTAGTTAAAGACAATTCAAAATTTGTTAATTGCTCATTTCTATAACCTTGAGAGTATAAATGAATTAAAGCAATTTTATAAAATTCTGATGTTATTATTCTTTGTATTCTCTCTATAGTACGAGCAAATCTAATATCTTGGGCAGCTAATGTAGCTTTGCCTTCTAAGTCTGCTGTGTAACCCATAAATGCTTTGGGCACTTTAAGGGCAGCAAATAATTTATCTCTATAGTATTCAACATCCGCTATACTATCCCATTGTAAACCATTTACATTTTCTATTTTGGTGGATGTATCATTGCCCCTAACTGGAATGTAGTAATCCTCTAGTAGGTTTTGTAGGTTGTATTTTAAGTTATACTCACCTGTTTGTTCATCAATATGTGGTGTTCTTTTTAGGTTAGAAATTGTTTTTTCCATATACCCTTCTACTTCAGATGGGGGTATATTTCCTATATTTAGATAGAACATTCTTTTCTCAGGGGCTCTAACTATCCTATGAATCATCATAGCATCTTCTAATAAAACATATGATTTAAATATCTTACGAGCTGGCTCTAACATACTTCTACCATATGGTACTAAATTCATGTCAGATAACAAGCGAAAATGCGCTACCTCATAGTTATCAAGTATTATGTCGTTTTTGTTGATATTTTGAAGAGTGGGCATAACATTACCATATCCAGACATTGATATACCATCCCTATCATATCTAAATTTAACATCATTTGGATTTTCTTCATCCATCCCTTCTATTCTTTCCATATGATAAGCAGTGTACGGAAGAATATTATATACTCCAAATTTTTCAGATATCTCTAATTTAAGGAAGAAATCTCCATATTTACATAAATTCCTAACCCAAGGCCAAAGATTAAATTCTACATTTAAAACGTCATAAAATAAATTATAAAGTATTTTTTGAACTCCCTCATCAGAACTTTTTATTTGAAGTACTTCCCCCATATCATTTTTCAAGGTAGCTTCATCAGCCATGATATCTAAAGAAGAAGCTACAATAGCATCATAATCCATTATATCATACTCTGAGTATAATTGAGGTCGGAGAGCTTGGAAGTTTTGATTTTGCATTTGACCATAAAGGGAAGTAGAGGAATTAGTGTATGCTTTTCTGAATCTATCAACCAATGCATTGGTAACTATATCCCCACTTTGTTGGATTTTATTGACATCCAGGGTTTTAATCTGATTGCCCCCTACGTTTCTAATCACAACATCTGTTGAGAATAGTCGTTCTAGCCGTTTAAATAATTTACTTTCTGCCATTTTGTTATAAATATATAATTATAATAACCAGTTTAAATTTTCTTTATTCTTGCCAATATCCATACTGTAAGGATTTTGGACTTTATTGGAGTACCCACCACTAGCAAAGTTTTGAGTTTGACGTTGCATGCTGGATAATGATGCTTTAGCCATATCCATATTTTTTTGTTGGAAACGGAGTGATGTATCTCTTAAATACATCCCAATAGCCATAGCCATTATTAAGTCATCGTTGTATCCACTTTGGGCTTCTGCTCTACCATTTTTCCAAATGAAGACTTTCATTTCTTCTAATAAACGTCTTGATCTAATGTCGATTGAATGCTCACCAACAAATTCTCTAAATTTATTTAATAGTAGAGGACGTGTTTTTAAGGATGTGGTAAATCCCGGAACTAAATCAGATGAGCTTTCATATGCCTTTAAATATGATTCAGCTGTTAATTTTTCTGAGCGTGTGGAGTAATATAAATTACTATATTCTCTTTCTAGTATAGCATCTAAGGTAGCCCAACCAACATTTGAGTTTTCAACTACTAGTAGGGCATTATTATATTCGGTTGCTAACCCAACTAAGAAAAAACCAAAGTCTTTTGGTGGCATTTGACCTTTATACTCCGCTACTTGGGTATTAGTTTCTATTTCAACAATGTGAGCTGTTGAGAAATCCTTACCATCACCTCTAGCTACATCAGCTACCACCATATAATCTCTTGAGTAGTCGGGAGACTCCCATACCCATAGATTTTGATCTATTCCTCTTCTTTCAATTGGGTCTTTGATAGTTGTATTCTCCATAAAATCTAACCACTCAGGATAAAATACAATATCACCAGATGTATTAAATTCAGCATCACATTCTTGAGCTGCTATTCTTGGGTCTCCAAGTAATTCATCTTGGACATCTCTCCATTTTTGATCTCTTTCGGGATGTACATCCCAAGGTAAGCGTATAGGAAGAAATTTATTATCACTTGATTTTTCTTCTGCCGATGTGTATGTTTTATGGAACCAATTACCAGTACCATATGGGGTGGATAATGCTATACAACCCCCACCAGTAGCTAGTGTTTGTTGGGCTGATGCCCATATTTTATCGATGCCGTCAATAAAAGCGGCCTCATCAATTAATAGTAAGGATACAGCTTCAGATCTACCAGCATCCGAAGCAGCCGAAGTGGCTTTGATTTGAGAGCCATTACTTAATCTTAGATTTAATTTATTGTTTTCGGATGCTACTACTTTTAACCAAGATGGAAGATTCTCATACATGAATTTAACCTTCGTAACCATATTTTTGGCTGTTTCTTGCTTAGTAGCAATACACAATATGTTTTTATCTTTTTGAAATTGCATTAACCATAAACTATACCCAGCAACTAAAGTAGATATACCTAATTGTCGTGATTTGTTTATTATACAATAATCATTTTGTTGGAATAATTTAAGTACACCTTCTTGAAATGGGAATAAATTAAACAACATTCGGCCTCTTTGGGGATGCTGAATGAAGCAATACTTTCTCATAAAGTGAATAGGGTCTTGGGAGCATCTAATATACTCCTTTACCATTATTTCCTTTAAATTCTTACTCATTTCTTGTTACGGTTTAAATTCCAATATAATCCCCCTAAAATAATAGGTTGGAGATCTTTGTTAAGTCCTAATCCCAAACCATATATTTGGTCTTTTTTAGTTTTCCATAAGATCTTGCCCCCAAGATAATCTAATTGGGAAGCTTTACCTCCAATTTCAATTCCACCATAAAAAGAATTGGTGGGTGGTGGTGGTGGGATTTTTATTATTGTAGTTTTTGGGAAAAATATTGTGGGAATTACTTTTCTGGATAGTATTCTATTATTATAAATAGTGTCTTGGATTACTATATATCCTAGACTATCTAAAGATATTTTGTCTTCGTAGTAGTATTTGGTAAAGTAGTCTTTAATAATTTGTAGACTATCTATTTCCTTATCTATGGGGACATATATAGTATCACCAGGAGTGGTGATGTATTTATTTTTCCATTTAGGAATATAAACTGTATCGGTTGTTTCTAGGGTATCCCATATTACATTTTCAATGTATAAGGTATCATTAGTAAAAGGAGTAGGGTTCTTTGGATTACATTTAAATCCACCCCCCCAATTACCTAATAAAATTATTATAACAAGTACAATAATTAATATACTTTGAAGATTTTTAAATAAGTGCTTCAAGTTCGTTTTTTAATTTTGTTTTATATTTTAAATCTTTTACAATGGCTAATTTTTCATCACCCTCAGCTTCTTTATATTTTTTAGCTAAAGCCTTCATGTCTTTAATTAGATTTTGTAATTCGCGAGCTAATTTAGTTACTGAATTATCCTTTTTTAAAGATTTCTTGGTTGGCTCAGTGTCCATATCCATGTCGTATTCCTCATCTTCTGATTCTTCCAATTTTTTTTTTAGGGCGGTTTGCTTCT